ACATCCGTATCGGCCAGACCTATGCCAAGCACTTGGCGCAGTCGCTGATCGAAACGAAGGAAACCCTCTGCGCCAACGTGTTGAACCGCGCCTTCACGGCTGGTTACAACGGCGGCGACGGCGTGACGCTTGTTGCGACGAACCACCCGATTGCTCAGGGTACGTTCAGCAACCAGCTCACGACTCCGGCGAACCTTTCGCAGACCTCGCTTGAGCAGATCCTCATTCAGATCCGCAACGCTGTTGACAACAACGGCAAGCGCATCCGTTTGAACCCGGAGAAGCTCGTTGTGTCGCCGTCGAACGTGTTCCAAGCGGAAGTGCTCTTGAAGAGAGTCCTCCGTACTGGCACGGCTGACAACGACATCAACCCGGTGAAGTCGATGGGCCTCCTCGCTGGCGGTCAGGCCAACCTGTCGCGTTTGACTTCGACCACTGCTTGGTGGGTGAAGACGGACGCTCCGGAAGGTCTGAAGCTGATGATGCGTCGTGGCCTTGAGAAGAGCATGGAAGGTGATTTCGAAACCGACTCCACGCGCTTCAAGAGCACCGAGCGTTATGCGGTGGGTTGGACCGATCCCCGCACCGTGTACGGCACGGCTGGCGTCTAAGCCAGATCAGTCAAAAGACTGGAGAGAGGGGGCTTCGGCCCCCTTTCTTTTTGCTTGACGACGTTATAGAAAAGCCTAAACTAGAAAATAGGACTAGGTGTAATCAGCTCATTCGACCGGCCTAGCGGACGATGCACAGACGAATGAGCTACTTGTGCATGAGGTTATTGCAATGGCTAATACAACCTTTACGGGACCGGTTAACTCGCTTAACGGTTTCTCTGGCACCGTTCTTACGGTCGCCTCTGCCACGATTTCTAATTTGTCGTTCACGAGCATTGCTTCGGCTTCGCCGTCTGGAACGGTTGCTGATCAGGCTGGCCGCATTCCGGTTCTTGTGGGCGCTACCACGCTTTACATCGCTTTGTACAGTAGCCTGACGCCTTAATGACGAGGGGGCTTCGGCCCCCTTTTCTAAATGTGATTGTGAGGGAAAGCAAACATGCGTCCTATTAGTTTTACAAGATCACAACCGGCGGCAGATGCGGACAGTATCGTTTCAGCCCAGTCGCTGAGCGTATCTGGCGCGATTACGTTAGACGGAGCGTTGGTGTCGAATGGCGTAGCTACGCTTACGGTACCGGCCTTACTGACTGCGTATAACGCGGCCTCTTCTACCATTAATTTTGTAGTCACCGGCACAGGCCCTGTTGGTCAGTCTCAAGTTGAGACGCTGGCCCTAACGGCTTCGGGCACGGTAACCGGTTCGTTGTCATTCGCAACGGTAACCGAGATTACGGCAAGTGCTGCGGCAGCATCCACTATTAGTATCGGCAACGCTGCATCTGGATATACCTCGTGGTTGCCGCTCGACATCTACACGCCGAACCAAGTGACCAACATTTCCGCTAAGACAAGCGGTACGGTCAACTATTCGGTCGAGTACACCAACGAAGATCCTTTTGATTTGAGCATCCAGCAGTTGGCGGTTCCGCATCCGAATGCGAGCTTGACGGCTTCGACTAAGGACGAGACGCAGTTCACGACGACGTTGATGCGAGCGGTGCGCTTGAAGATTAATTCTGGCGATGGCTCGGTTCGCTTCACGGTTGTCCAGCAATCGACGGCTTGATAAATGGCTAACATCAAGATTACCGATCTTACGGCAGCGACTGCGCTTGGCGGGACTGAGCTGTTTGAGTGTGTTCAGGCCGCATCTTCTGTTAAGGCATCGGCTCAGCAGATCAAAACGTATGTTGGGAATTCGCTCAACATCACGGGCGGTACGCTGGGATCGGTAACACTTAGCAATGCAGTTGGCGAGTTTGATTCGATTACGGTAACAGCGGGAGCGATTCCTTACACGGCTATTACTGGCAAGGTGTACGGATTTTTCTCGTCAAATCGTGATCAACAGTACAGCTCCAACGTCAACTCTGTTTTGAGCTTGGATGCTTCTGCTGATTTCAACGCTGGCGTATCGCTGGTTAGCAGTACCAACATTACTTTTGCAACAGCCGGGATTTACGAGATCAACGCGGCGATTCAGTTCTCAAATACTGACAGCGCTGATCACGACGTAACCGTTTGGTTCCGCAGAGACGGTAACGACATTGTGGGGTCTGCCTCAAAGATCACAGTACCTAAAGCTGCGGATGGCGGAGCGGCATTACTTTCTATTTCTGGCATCGAAAGCTTCTCAATTAGTAGCTACATTCAATGCGTTGCTAATTTTGAGGATTCGCTAGTTATCGCAAACTACGATGCCGCTGTTGTTGGACCTCCTGCAATTCCATCCACCCCGTCTGTTCGCATATCCGCCAAGAGGGTGGGTCTGTGAAGTGCAAGGGCGACTGGTCTGACTGGCAGGAATTCTCAAAAGGCGGCGGTGCATTTAAGACGGCTGCTTGGCAAAGAAAGGCTGGGAAAAATCCAGAAGGTGGCTTGAACGAAGCCGGTCGTCGCAGTGCGAAGCGTGAAGGGATGAACTTGAAGCCGCCGGTATCTGCTGGTCAGGCTAAGAAATCCCCGAAGGCAGCGGCACGACGCAGATCGTTCTGTGCAAGGATGTCCGGAATGCCGGGTCCGATGAAGGATGACAAAGGCAGACCGACTCGTAAGGCGTTATCGCTGAGGAAGTGGGACTGCTAAATGGGTAACTACAAGCGCCAGCATCAGATGCCTGCGCGGTATTTTGAGGGCTTTGGGCGAGACGATGAGTATTTGGAGCGCGGTCGGCGGTTCAAACCAAAGAAGCGCAAGTTAAAAGATTTTGATGGTCGCACTGAGCGACGGGAGCAAGACAATGGGCGTTAAGTATGTAAAGGACTTTGTGTTTCCGGCGGGTCGCGGACTTCCTGCTCGCGCTAAGCCGAATGCTCCTGCTCGGGGCGCTCCGCGTATGGAGTCTCCTCCGAAGGTTGGCAAGGGCCAAGGCTACGCCAGAGGCGGATATGCTTCTGAGCCTCGTCCGGAAATGGAAATTGATTATGCCGCAATGCGTCGTCCGCGCATGGATGCCATGGAGGCTCGTGCCATGGGTCGTCGCGGTATGCGCTTTGATAAAGGCGGCAAAGTTCCGGGTTATGACATGGATCGTCTTCCTGCTAAGAAGCCGCCGGGTCGCGGAATGGACTTGGCTCCGTCGAAGCCTGAAAAGGGTGCCTACGAAGGCTATGCCAAAGGCGGTAGCGTAAAGGGCAAGAAGATCGCCAAGGTCATGCGCGAGTACAAAGAGGGCAAGCTGCACTCAGGCTCCAAGAAGGGTCCTGTGGTGAAGAACCCGAAGCAAGCGATGGCAATTGCGCTGTCGGAAGCCGGTGCTTCTAAGAAGGCCAAGGGCGGTCCAATTTTCAGTGACGAGTACATGGCTTACGAGTCCAAGGGTCCGAAGACTCGCTACAGCGCTGCTAGGAGTCGTCGTGAGGCTCGCGAGCGTGCCATGGAGCGTCGTGCTCTGGATAAGGCGCGTCACGCTGAGAAGTATGCTCCGGGCTTGAGCTTGGATATGTCCGAGTACAAGAAGGGCGGTAAGGTTAAGCATTCTGATGTGAAGATGGACAAGGCCATGGTGAAGAAGGCTGTTCACAAGCATGAGAAGGCAATGCATCCCGGCAAGCCGATGACGAAGTTGAAGCACGGCGGTGTTCCGACCCACGGTCGCAAGCCGATGTACGGCGGTGGAAAGTGCTAAAATAACTTCCGTGTAGTCAGAGGGGTCTGCTCAGTGCAGTGGACCATGGCGCAAGAGGGACCCTGATGGCGACTTCCGGTACAGTTTCGACAACTCAGTTCACGACTAGGCAGGTCATTGACCATGCCTTTAGGCGTTGTCGCTTGGGTGCGCAGCAGATCACCTCTGAGATGATCGACGTTGCCAATGACCAGCTTTACCTGATTCTGGCTAACCTTGCGAACCGAGGCGTTCAACTCTGGTGCATAGAGCGGCTAATTATGCCGTTGTATGAGGGTCAAAGTGCTGTAACCCTGCCTATTGGGACCGTAGACGTTCTCAATACCAACTTGCGTACTTTGCAAGAAGCGACGGGAACAACCGCTCTTACGGCAACGACGTACCAGAATTACAGCGCAGATGGCTTAACGGTCACTACGGTTGGAATCAAGTGGTCTGCCGTATCAGAGCCTTTTGTAATTGAGCAATCTAATAACGGGGTAGCTTGGACTGCTGTTGCTACTCAAGAAAGCACTAGCGACCCCACGCAAGTAGCCGGGGAGTGGCTTTGGGTTGATACCGAAGTTCCGGTTACCGCAGATTATTTCCGCGTTCGCGTAACGAGCGGAGTCCTTTCGGCCTCGGAGATTTACTTTGGGAACACGCCCAACGAAATCCCTATTGCGCGATTGAATCGCGATGACTATACGGCGCTGCCCAACAAATCCTTCCTTGGCCGTCCTTTGCAGTTTTGGTTTGATCGTCAAATTAATCAGCCGATCATGCGCCTTTGGCCTGCTCCTAATGCCGCAGCGGAAACACAGCAGATTGTGTTGTGGCGTCACCGCTACATTCAGGATGTGGGCACGATGACACAAGAGCTGGATGTTCCGCAGCGTTGGTTCGATGCAATCGTAGCTATGCTGGCATCTAAGCTTGCTGAAGAAACTCCCGAAGTGGATGCTAATTTGATGCCTATTTTGGAGGCCAAAGCCGAAAAAGCATTGGCTCAGGCTGAGAATGAAGAGCGAGACAATTCGCCAATTTATTGGACTCCAAACCTTAGCATGTATACGAGGTAATCATGGGTTTATACCTAGATACTCGTGGACAGCCTTATGCAGCGATTGGAATTTGTGATCGTTGTTCCAGAAAGTTTCCTTTAGCGGAGCTGATGCCCGACCGTAATTCTCCGGGGCTTCGGGTCTGCAAAGTAGATTGGGACGAGCTTGATCCATATAGATTGCCTGCGCGTCAAACCGAAAGAATTACGCTGCCGTTTGTAAGGCCAGACGTTCCGCTTTCTTCACAGCCGTATGGCGTCATTAGTGAAGATGGCAATACGTTCCTTGTGAACGAAGCAGATGGTGATTACCTTGAGCCGGAGCAGCCGCTGTAATGGCTAACGTACCCAGTAATTTAATACCTTCAAGAATTTCCCAGCTTCCAGAAGCTCCGGTTGCGGACCCGGCTGGTTATTTTCCTATTGTTATCTCGGGTACTACATACAAGGTTCAGTTTAGTCAGATCAATCAAAATCTGACTGTCCCGCCTAGCAGGGCAATCAATGCAGGCACGGGGCTGACGGGGGGCGGAACGCTGTCGCACGACATTACCATTGCCGTTGCAAATGGTGGTATTGGCGATACGCAACTTGATACAACAGGTGTTAGCGCCGGGACGTATGGCGATGGGGCCAATGTTCCTGTTGTCACGGTTAACAACAAGGGTCGTGTCACTCTTGTTAGCACGGCTCCGCTGATCATTAGTGGTTACGTTCCAGATTCGCGCCAGATTGTTGCGGGTGATGGTTTGTCTGGAGGGGGAAACCTCAACGTAGACCGCACGCTGACTGTTGATTTTTCAAATGCGACCCCGCAGCCCCTTGGCTCGGCAACGGCAGGAACCAGCCTAAACCCGGCCCGTGGTGATCACGTTCACCCGGCTATTGATCTGTCTGATGGAAGCGAAACAACGGGTGTTTTGCCCATGGGGCGTGGCGGTACTAATGCCAGCCTTTCCCCTATTCCGGGTGCGCTTGTCTATTCAACTGGTTCGCAATTTGCGTTTACGCCTGTTGGCTCGCCGGGACAGATTCTAGTCTCTGACGGAACTAACTCGCCTGTTTGGTCAAATGTTGGCGCTGGCACTGTTCGCAGCGTTGACATGTCCTCAACAGTTGCCGGTCTTGTTTTTGAAAACGGACCAATCACTAGTTCCGGAACGATCACACTTTCGGGAACTGTTTCTATTCTGGGTGGTGGTACTGGAGCCACGACGGCATCTGGTGCCAGAACTAACTTGGGGCTTGGCACAATTGCCACTCAGGATGCATACAGCGTCAGCATTAGTGATGGCTCTATTAATGCTAGTTCGCTCAGTGCTACGAGCGGAAACATCACGACGCTTACTGGCGGAAGCTGGACCGTAACTAACTTCACCGCCGTTAGCGGTACGATTGAAAACTTCAAGTTTGTATCTTCGTCAATTACTGATTTGACAGTTACAAACCTGACGGCCACAAGCGCGACCGTTACTACGCTCACATCTCCGTCTGCCAACATTACAACGCTCTCTGGAACTTCAGTTAATTACGGAAGCGGTAATGTCACGACGTTGACGAGCGGATCAGCGACTTTAACCAACCTGACTTCGACAAGCGGTACGGTTTCAACGCTGACTTCCACTTCGGCTGGAATTGCCACGGCATCGGGTACTTCGCTGCGATACGGCAGTGGCGACATTACGACCCTGACTAGCGGCTCTGCGACTTTAACTAACCTGACTTCTACTAGCGGAACGGTTAGCACCCTCTTCTCGACTTCGGCTTTGGTGACCAATCTTTCGGTTACCAGCCTGACGGTTTCTAGCCTGTCTCTGGCAAATGCCAGCTTTACGTCGGCAACGATTACGACGCTTACGTCAACCTCGGCAAATGTGGCGACCCTTTCGGGTACAACGCTGTCTTATGGCAGCGCGTCAATTACCGCAGCCAACATTGCTTCAGCGAATATCACCACCCTCACGGGCACGACGTTTGGAACGGTTGCGACTACGCAAGTTAGGGCCGCGTCCGCAGACATTACCAATCTGTCTGTATCTAGCCTGACGGTATCTAGCCTTTCGCTTAGCAATGCGACGTTTACTTCAGCAACTATTACGACGCTTAAATCGACAAGCGCAACGATAGACAATCTGAAGTCTACTTCGGCAGATATTACGACTTTGACTGGTACCACCTTTGGTACCACTGCAACAACGCAACTTCGCGGTGCATCCGGTGCCATTACGACCCTTACCGGAACATCGGCTGACATTACAACCATTACCGGCACCACAATCGGTACATCGGCATCTTCAACGATCCGCGCAGCCTCTGGTGCCATTACGCAACTGAGCGGAACGTCTGCCGGTATCACGACCGTTACGGGCACGACTCTTGGCTTCAGCAGCGGTAACGTCACTCAGTTCAATGCCACATCTGCAAGCATTGGAACCCTGACTGGCACGAGCAGCAATATTGCTACCTTGTCAGGAACGACGCTGACTTATGGTAGTTCAACAATCACAAACCTGAACGTAACCAGTTTGGTCGTTTCAAGTTTGTCATTAACAAACGCCACCATTACTTCTGCGACTGTTACGAACTTAAACTCCACCAGCGCCAATATCACGACGCTGACTGGAACTACGTTTGGAGCTGTAGCCACGACCCAAGTTAGGGCCGCTTCTGCCGACATTACCAATTTGTCAGTTTCTAGCCTAACGGTTAGCAGTCTTAGTCTGACAAATGCCACGTTTACTTCAGCCACTATTACAACACTGAAGTCCACGAGTGCTACGGTTGATAACCTTGGATCAACGTCGGCAAACATTACCACCCTAACGGGAACGACCTTTGGAACAACTGGAACCACCCAGATTCGTGGTGCTAGCGGTCAAATTACTAACTTTGCGGCAACTTCCGCAGACATTACGACGCTCACTGGGACGACATTTGGAACTGTAGCGTCTACGACAATTCGCGGTGCCTCGGCTGACATTACCAATCTTTCGGTTGGCAGTCTGACGGTATCTAGTTTGTCTTTGACTAATGCGACGTTTACTTCGGCAACCATTACAACGCTGAAGTCTACGAGTGCGACGATTGATAACCTGTCGTCCACTTCAGCGAACGTAACGACCCTGACCGGTACCACGTTTGGTACGACGGCAACGACTCAGCTGCGCGGCGCTTCGGGTGCAATTACCACCCTGACTGGTACGTCAGCCGACATCACGACCATTACTGGTACCACAATTGGTACAACCGCTTCGGCTACGATCCGTGGTGCATCTGCTGCCCTGACTCAAATCAGTGGCACATCAGCCGGTATCACGACTGTAACCGGTACAACTGCCGGGTTCAGCAGTGCCAACATTACTCAGTTCCAAGCTACCTCAGCGACTATTACTACGCTGACAGGAACTAGCAGCAACATCGGGACGCTTTCCGGAACAACGCTGACCTATGGCAGCGCGACGATAACGAACCTCAACACAACAAGTTTGACCGTTGCAAGCTTGTCGTTGACCAATGCCACATTTACATCGGCAACGATCACAACCCTGAAGTCCACAAGTGCCACGATTGATAACTTGGCATCGACTTCTGCGAATGTGACAACGCTGACTGGTACAACATTTGGTACAACTGCGACAACTCAGTTGCGCGGTGCTTCAGGTGCTATCACAACGCTGACTGGCACCTCTGCCGATATTACGACGATTACTGGCACCACTATTGGTACCACCGCCTCGTCTACCATTCGTGGTGCGTCCGCTGCCCTAACTCAAATTAGCGGCACCTCGGCTGGCATTACGACCGTCACTGGAACCACCGCTGGCTTTAGTAGCGCCAACATTACGCAGTTCCAAGCGACCTCGGCCACGATCACGACGTTGACCGGAACCAGCAGTAATATCGCCACGCTGTCAGGAACCACGCTGACTTACGGTAGCGCGTCAATCACGAATCTAAACGTGACAAGCATGACGCTCTCCAGCTTGTCGCTTGCTAATGCCACGATTACGTCTGGAACGGTTTCAACCCTGAAATCAACCAGCGCAACGATTGATAACTTGTCGGGCACTTCGGCTAACGTCACGACCCTGACAGGCACTAACTTCTCGGCTACAAGCCTGACCCTGACCAATGCCCTTGCTGTTAAGCAGGGTGGAACCGGATCTAGCCTGACCCCAACAAATGGTCAGTTACTGATCGGCAATGGAACAGGGTATAGCCTGACCGAGCTGACTGCCGGTACCAACATCACTATTACCAACGCGACGGGATCTATCACCATCGCGGCAAGTGGTGGGGCGGCTGGAGTCCTTGCGGTTACGGCATCATCGCCACTGGCGTCGTCGGGCGGCACCTCTCCCAACATCAGTATCGCGTCTAGCACGGGTACCGGTGCGGTTGTCTTGGCTGACGGCCCGACTATCTCTAGCGGAACGGTTACCACGCTGGCGTCCACTTCAGCGAATATCACCACGCTGTCTGGCACTACGCTGACTTACACCTCAGGCACGGTTACAAACCTTTCTGTTACCAGCCTGACTATCTCTAGCCTTTCGCTAGCAAATGCAACAGTAACCTCGGCTACGGTTACCACTCTTACCAGTACGTCGGCCAATATTACGACGTTGACTGGTACAACCTTTGGTACAACTGCTACGACTCAAATCAGAGGCGCAAGCGGTCAAATTACCAACTTTGCGTCTACGTCCGCTGGGATTACGACCCTTACGGGAGCCACTTTCGGCACGACGGCCTCGACCACAATTAGGGGTGTCAGCGGTCAGATTACGACCCTAACTGCGACTTCTGCCAATATCACCACGATTACTGGCACGACGCTTGGGACGTTTACCTCTGGTACCGTCACCAACCTTAATTCAACGTCGGCAAATATAGCGACTCTGACCGGCACGACCTTTGGCACCACTGCTACAACCCAATTGCGTGGCGCAAGCGGTCAGATCACGCAGTTAAATTCAACTTCAGCAACCATTACCACCCTGACCGGCACTTCGGCCAGCGTAACCAACCTGTCGTTAGGCAGTCTTGTAATCAGCT